ATTTACTTCCGTCCATCGTTGCACTCTGGTGATTTGTTTTAATTCGTTGTCTCTCTCTACTATCTTCTGAATTTCCTTTCCACTTTCTAAGTGAACGAGAAATCTCGAATTGATATTCATGAAGTCTTTCGAATAAAATACTTTCCCCGCTGAAAGTTTACTACCTACATAGGTATTCAAATCTTTATGTTCTTCGAAGTTACATCCCCCTAGCGCGATGTCATCTCCGTTGACACAAATCTTTAATGATTCAAGCTTCTTTTTATTCTTAAAAAGAAGTCTGTTAACACCCGCATTCACTAAATTTAATATAGGGAAAGAAGTTATACTACCCATGAGTTGTCCTCTCGTTTGCTTTTCGGATTTTTCAATCTTAGCAGCCTTTTTAAGCACAATTTCATGTTGCGTGAGAGTTTTCATGAGTCCCCTTCGGAACTCGATCTCATCCATATTGTAATATTTCCTTCCATCTTTATATAAAATTTCTGATATTTCATTTGCGCAAAGTTCAGAACACCAAGAATGTAAGTTATCTGTAGCTGCAGTATAATCGCTACTTATGATTACATCCTTGTTGTCAGCCCCAAACACATCTTGCACATACTCCCAATTAGTTGGTTCCCCTGTAAGCTTGAACGCACGATTTAACTTCATATTCGTGTGCATCCAGGCTTGCAGAGGTTTGTATAGTGTCATCAGATAGGGGTCCATTGTTGAAATAACTCTTACTTTTAATCCTTCTGCTAGTCCTTTCAGGACTGCCTTTGGAAGTTCTTCCCCGACAGTGTACTTTGTACACTTGTCTCGGCAAAACTTTAAAACTTTAGTATAGTTTGTTTCTCTTTGGGCCTCTCTGTCAATGAGTTTTAGGACGGGCGAATCAATGTTTAATTTTCCTTGTATAATTAGATTTTCCATATCGACCTTAATTGGTTCGTATGTATCTTCTTTTGACATAAGATTCTCTTCATTGATTTCGTGCAACCTCTTTGGAATAATGGTTTCTTGGAATAAATCCCAAAAATCTTTATCATCCTTTAGAGTCGCCACCGATCCACCATGCATAGAATTTGTAATATAATTTGCGCTAGTGGACGGCACTATGGCCGGTCCGTATTCCTTCTCATTGAACTCTCGTTTCATAACTTCTCTCACCGTTAAGGTGATTGAGTCACGTATGTTTCTGAGTTTTTGACATCTCTCAAGAGTTTTGTGTTCTTCTACTATGGACAATAATTCTTTCTCTTCGCTTTCTCCGTATCCAGAAGAAAATTCCCTTTTGAGGTCATTTATGACGTCTATTAGAGGATCTTCTTCTGGATCAGGTTGGCCCCAATCCTCCTTCTTCTTTTTCCATTGAAGATAATTGGATCTA